CCGCCGTTGTTGGTGTATAGTCTTCCCAATCTGTTATAATTGCTCCAGGAACTAAAACGTCAGGACCAATTTTAACATTGTCTATATATAAAATACTGTCACTGCTTGGAGCAACTAACACATTCATCCGAAGAGCGTAATATGTTATTCCTGCTACAGTGTTAAACCTACCAACAAACTTTTGGATAGAAGAAGAACTTTTTAATAAACCACTGTACTCATTTGTTATTACAATATCTGCACCGGTAGTGTAGTCTCTTATGACAAACTCAACATCATCGGCGGTATAGTTAGCGTTTGAACTGTCTATATCAAACTGTACAACTAAGCTCTTACTAACATCAGTATCGGATTCATCAAAAGTATCCAATGCTATGTCGGCATAATCAGCTGTTGTTGCTAATGTGTCAATTGTTAGCTTTAAACTACCATCTCCTCTTAAAGGGGTAGTTGTCTCATGTGTTTTAGTTATATTACCTGTAACAGTTACGTCATCAAAACTCACATCAAAATTGGGATTACTTGCATAATTTATACTACCTCCAGATCCACCAGAACCCGTAATTTCGGCCCATCCTGATCCATTATTTACAACTAACGACGCAACCGATGTGTTATAAGCTATTGAGCCCTCTTTATCAGTTAATAAATCTAAATTAGCTCCAGTGTCTTTAGGTAAAGTTGTTCTATTTGTATTAGAAGCTGTGCCTCCATCAAAATCTTTATTAGTGATTACTTGGGATGAAGAAATATCAGCTATCTCAACTTCACTACCAACAGCTCCCGCTTTAAATTTAGAAGCTAAAGCGTCTTCGTAAACCAAAGAACCGTCCGTTCCTGTTCGTTCAACTGTAAGCCCTGCACCTTCTGAAGTGGCGTCATTGCCTGTATCATTTACGGTGATGTTCTTGTCTGTGACATCTAAATTAGCTGTGTTGACTGTTGTAGTTGTTCCGTTAACAGTAAAATCACCATCGACAGTTAAATCATTAACTCCAGTTACGTTATTACTATCATCAACAAGTACGCCTGAACCTTGAATTGCGTCACCGGTAGTACCGTCAAATCTTGGTACGGAATTATCTGTGGACGAATTTGGTATGATTATAATATTAAACCATTGTGTCCCATTATGATATCTCGGCGTATTAAATGTTGTATTATAATAGAAGTCACCGGCTTCAATAGAAGTACCTTTAGCTGTTTCAAAAGCAGAATCATGAGGATAACTAGCTATTGATGAGGCTTCCATAAATCCTTGAGTTGGCTCAGTTGATGAACTAAACCCGTCATCTACATCTAAAATTCTTCCCATATTAACTTTTCTCCCATATTTCATACATATACGGCATATTTATGTCATTAGCCGGCGTATATTCTTTATCATTATTTACAAAATCAAATTCTCTACACCATCCCCAATAATTACTTTCAGAAAATGTACCTGAATCAAGTAATCTCAACTGATATACAGTTCCTTGAGTTAGTGGATAAGCTAAATTGAATCTTAACATACCATGCCAATATGTACCAGAAACATCCGATTCAATTCTAGTTTCAGTACTTGTGGCAAGAAGTGTGCCGCCACTTGTCCTCAATTCAACAGATAAGGTTCCGCTGGGCGTATTATGTTTATACACTCTTAAACGCACCGAATACACATTACTGTGTAAATTAGACCCATTATATTGAAATTCTTGCATTAAATAATCATTACGTATTTCATCTACAATTATTTTCATATCTCACCCACCACTAAACCAGTTCTAAATATGTCATAATTAACGTGCGATATCTTAAGTTTAGGAGCAAAATAGCCATAAACCGCATTTTGATCTTTATCTTGAGCTAAATCTTTTTCATCCATAGTGACATAAACCGGCACAGTCATTCCATTACGTTCAAACGCAATTGCTATTAATTCAGAATCATCTTTATCTAATATTCTAAAATTCATCTTTAACTGTTTGAATTTTAATGCATTTTTAACAACAATACGTTCACCATTATCGTTTGTAACAACTTTAGACATATCACTATTTTGTAATGTAAATCCTTTATCTGCGTTTTGAATATCGATGCCCTTTCCGATGATTATATTAGATAAATGTACGTATCCATATGCATTTCCTGGATCTTCAATAACTATGCGCCAATATCTATAATTTTGATCTGAAGTTGGATAATAACTAGACACCGACCAATCTTCATTAATTGTCATAGCTTGAGATAATGCAGGTGATGTCCAAACGTTAACAGGGTTGGCTTCAATTGTAATTGTGGCCGCTGAACTTATCTTTATGCCGCCTACTTTATCCCATAATAATACAACAGAATTAACTGGCTCGGTTGTAATCATATCAAATACGATATTCTCACTTGTGACACCAGTTGAACGCCATTCAAAGCCCCGTCTGTCATTTTGAAGGTTAGATATAGGATAGTCTGTTGCAGCACTGGACGCAGCAATTGCAACCCCCTGAGCTGTGACTAAATTATCTACAATTAATCTCATAAAATAAATCCTTTATCAGTTTCATCTTTTACTGTTTGCGCTATTTCTCTTCCATCCACTTCAATTATAACTGGTTGCTTATTCTCTAATTGAGCTGATATATTATCTAATGAATTCAATATATCTTCATTATTTGAACCTGAACCGTTGGCAATGGACATGAATTCCTTTTGTTGTCTTGAATTCAATATAGCCTCACCTGAATTAACTCTCACATCTACGTTATCACCACTAAATGAAGAACCCCCAACGAATCCTCCTTGTTCAAATGACGGCTGAGTTGATGCTATTCTGGCAACGTTGGCGACTGTTGTTATTTTAGCTATAGTTGCTGCTGGTGGACCTAATACAGGACCTAAAGCTAATGCCTTTTGAACTGCAAGTAATCCACTAGTAATTGCTTCAGCTAAATTTAAAGCTTTAGTAATTTGAAACAATTTCTTACCACCAACAGCGGCAAGTGATCCTAATGCTCCGAATAAACCAGCCGCATTTGTTAATGAATTAATTTTACTGTCTTTTTCTAGCTTCTCTTTATCTTTAGCAGCTTTAGCATCTTGTTTTAATCGTTTTTGTAATCCTTTAGATTGAATTTCAGTGATTAATAATTCTTTAGCTAATTCGCCATCAGCTAATGCTATGTGGGCTTGTAAAGTTGCCTCTTGTTCCCTGGTAAAACTCTCTTCTAAACGTATTAAACGCTCATCTTGAAACAATATTTCACGTTCAGTATCAAATAATCTTTGAGCCTCTTGATCTATAGCAACTTGTTCTTGAGCAACTTTAAGTTTAGCTTGTAGCTCTTCCATTGCCTTGCGTTTAATGTCAATCGCTTCTAATTCAGATAAAGTTAATTTTTTAGTTGAATCTGTTTGTTTTTTATCCTCCTCTGATTTAAGCGTGGCAGCTCTTATTGACGCCTCTACTTCTGCATTAATTGCGTCCACTATCTCTTTTGATGAATTTTTAATAGCCTCAGACATATCGGCATGATCTTTGCCTATGTTCTTTAAGTCTTCGCCCATTAAATCGCCGGCAGTTTCAAGCGTTTTGATTAATTCTTTAGTTTCAGCTATAGCCTTAACTGTTCCTGGGAATTTTCTACCAAAAACACTTTGCATAGCTATTGACGTTTCTTGTCCTGCTAGCTTTAATTTAAGCAGCGATAATGCGAATTCATTAGTTAATGCGGGCAACACTGTCATTATTTTACGAAAGTTTCCAAAAGATTCATTAACACTATCAATTGTTACACCAATTGAAGCTACAATTATAGGTATCTTCTTAGCTAAATCACCAAACGTCTTCATTACGGTTGATGACACAACTAATCTTTTAGCGAATTCGTTAAATACTATAACGATGCCTTTAACTGCAGGGGCGAACTTTGCTCCAACAGCGGCCTTTAAAAACCCTATATTATCAGCTAATGTTGATAGTCGCCCGTTTAACGTTTTAGACGCAATCTCCATTCCATTAAAAGCCTGACCTCCTTTTTGATTTAAACTATCGAATGCTTTTTCAAATTCACTAAACGCAATTTTACCTTGTTCCATTAGGGGACGAATTGCTTCTTTAGCTATACCCATTGATTTTACTAATGCAGGACCGATTGCAACGCCAGCTTCATTTAACTGACGTAAATTATCACCAGTTAATTGTCCTCTGTTTTTAATCTGACCGAAAATAACAGCTAATTCTTTAAAGTCCTTACCTGTCACACTAGCAACGTCACCAATAACTTTAAGTTTTTGTTGTAAATCTTCGGTTGTTACACCAAAAGCAAGTAATGATTTAGCCGCAAGACCAACCCCTTCTAATCTAAAAGGCGTTTTAGACGCAAAGTCTTTTAAATCAATCATTATGTCTCTGGCTTTTGTTGCTGATTCGGTTAATACAGCAAATTGAACTTCTAATAATTCTAAATTACCGGCAGCCTGTACAGCACTTGCCGCAACACCGAGCAAACTTTTAACAACTCTAAATAAACCAATACCAGCAGCGGCTGCTGCAAGTATTTTAAACCCTTTTGATAAACCTTCAGATGATTTACGTAATTTATCAAACTTTTTATCAGCTTTAGTAGCTGATTTCTCTAACTTATCTAAACGTTTTAGGGCTTTTTCTAGTTGTATTTTTAGGGTAATGTCAATATCAGCCATTCTTTTTCATCTTCCTCATTTGTTCTTTTTCAGCTTCAGCTTTCAAACAATCGAAAATATCAAAATACTCAATAATCTTTGCCGGCTGTTCTGTTAAACAACCAGGATAAGGCATTGTGCCGTTATCTGAATATTGTCTATATAAGTTATACAAAAACCCAAAACCGGGATATTCGTTTCTTAAACTAGATGGATATTCAACGTTTAAAACCTTATGACAACAAACGTTCAAACTAAGGTCATTCAATTGTTTTAACATCTCTTTTGTATAACCACGTTGACTTAAATCGGCTTTAGGCTTATCTTTACCTAAATTATTATAATAAATAACAAAATTAACGTATTCATTATCACTTATTTGATTCATTTCCATAATCGTGATGTACAGAAACTGACTAAATAAAGGCAGCCACAGAAATGATTCTACTTTTTTCTCTTAGAGTTACCTTTACTACTCTTAATAATTTTAACGTCTTTCATTGGCTTATTAGTTGACGGATCAATGAATTCTTTAGGAATGCCGTTTAATATTGAAACGCATATTCCTGAAAGCTTTTCACATTCCTCTAAATTAGATAAATCGTCAACACTTTCCTGATCTAACATATTACCTTCAAACTTTAATTCATAATCGCTACCATCAGAATTTTGTATGCCAGATATTCCCTTAACAGCATATTTAATTGCAGTGTTCGCCGCTTTTAAAAGACTATCTATGCCTCCAGCAGAAATTAATAATTGAATCTCTGTCTTTTGATCATAAGTTAATGGAGAAAGCTTAATTACAACCTCTCCTATTTGTACTGGTATTCTGTCACTTGTTTTATATATAATAGACACGTTTGGCTCCTAACGCTTCTAAAGGTTAAATAAATGCAATATAAATCTCTTCTTCAGTTCCATCAGCTCCACGTCCAGCAGTTGCAGTCATTGCTTCTTGAAGTAGTCCATCAGCATCAGCTTCAGAATATTCAGTAATTAAACAATTAGGCATATATACAGCAACGATGTCTTTATATTCACCAGTTACTGTTGGCACTGCCATATAAAAGAATGCAGAGAACTCAGTGTTATCTCTAAAACGAGCAAAGTTTGCAACTTCATTATCTTGTTTATATGGATTGAACGTAAATGATACTTTTCTATCAGTAATTCTTGATCCAATCTTACCATTAGCTGAACATGTGGATGTTTTAAATCCTAAAGTATTCTCAATTGTTACGTTAACTTCATTTACTGCTAATTGAACGCCATCTTCATAAAAACAAGCTGAAAGAACAACAGGAGGTAATGCTGCATCAAATGATGGAGTTAATCCAATTGCTGAAATATCAGAATCCCAAGATAGTCCTTCAAATCCAAAACCAAAGTCGGCTAATTGACCAGTGGTGAAATTATTAACAGACATTGAATTTACACGACATCCTGCAGCATATTCACGCCTAGCATCTTCCATATATTTAGTAACAGAAAATGAAGGATGGGCTGAATTACCGGTAACGTACATTTGAACAGCGGAAATTGCATCGCCATCTGTAAATATAGATCCTGCAGCAACTAATAGGTCAATATAAACATCGCCAGCAGTGTTACTGACAGCAGTAATAGGGCTAACATGATGTCCTCCAGAGACTTTAATGTGAGCAACATCACCCACAGCATATTTAGATGCGTCTGTATCTAATAGATATATACGTGAAACAGTATGAGGTGTTCCGGAATCTGTATCATTAGCAGAACTAGTTGTGACAGCTCTTTTACTTCCCAATGCAGCCTCAACAAGCAATCCATATTCAGGTGCAGCTCCCTCGGTGCCATTAGCTTTAGCTTCAACAGGTAAAGTTCCTGTCACAGATTTCATGCCAGTTCTTGGGGTTGAATGCCCGATACTTGAGTTAAGATTACTTCTTTCAAGCAATTCTTTACTAGGTGAGAACTCTAAACCATCTGATAAAGGAGAAATAAAGTCTGAACCAGCAGCAGGTGCCACATAGGTACCCTCTGTCACTTCTTCTTTAATCGCCACTTTTGTATTATTCTTAACCATATCGGCCATTTAACTTCTCCTTTAGATTAATTTTCTATATTTTGCTACAAATGTCATTGTTATTAAAACCATTTTACTATCTTCATCATACTCAGGTTCGTCCATATTTAATCCACGCACAATAAGACATGTACCAGGTAGGCCACATTGAGTATTAACTAAATCTTCATAAATGTCACGCACATTGTCTTGTAATGCGATAGACGCCGTCATCTGCTCACTATCTGACATCATTGCGTTAATCCACACACTAGTTGCCTGTATTTGAAACTCTTGATCATAAGTCACTGAGCGCGTTACAGTGGTTGAATCAATTATTCCTAAATGCATAACAGAATATACGTTATCTTGATTACCATCTGAATTACGTTCAATATCAATTTGATACGGGGCTTCAGAATAAGATCCACCTAAAACAGCGGCCACTCTTACTTTAATAGCATTAACTAAATCTTGAGTTGTTGTGCTCATCTAATCACTCTCGATGTATAGCTTTGAGTTTCTCTTTCACTTGTATCTTCAATGCCGTCATCATCTGTATCAATAGCTAATTTAGCTAAATTGAATGCACGTTCAAAATGACCCCTGTATTTACCAGACTTTAACTCATATTTATCACCAGGAGAATCAGAATAATTAAAGTATATAAATTCTAATGCCTTATAAGTGGCGGCTTCTTTTATTTGATCAATGCGTAAAATGTCCCAAGGATTAATGTCTTGCAACTCACCGTCATCATTACGTTTACCATAATTCTTATTGCGCAATTCTTGTATAATGAAGTTTCTAGCATTTACGTGTTGTAATATATGAGATGGTTGGCCTTGTAAATGAGATGTATTAGTAATTGTGGGCACTTTTATTCGCAATTCACTGTCATCTGAGAATATAAGATTAAATGCATTATATGATGCAGTTGATAAATGATTTGTGTCTGTAACTATTTGATACCAATACATTTCATCAGAATCTACTGTGGATTGTTCTTGATCAGTTTGATCATTGTCCCAACTTATGAATCCTGATCGAGTGAATCCTTTTGTACTATCAATTTGACCTGAAACATTAGCATAAGTTGATCCATTATAATACTTAATAGAAAGAATATTAGATACGTTATTTACAACATTCATATCTAAGTATACTTTATCAATGGGTTTATTAAATCCCACATACCAAACATGCGTTGTTTGAAAATCAACAACATTAGTGTCTCTAGTGAAATCTTGCATATCTTGTGAATAATCAGTAAAGGTTGAACCGTTGTAGAATAATACTTTTAATTGTGTATTGGAATCTAACATAATTTCAACCCTTAATGAAAATAAGGGACGATGTGAGCCTGACACCATCCCTCGAAGATATAAAAATTTAAACTATCATGATCCAGTTGCGTTAAAAGCAACTCCTCTTTTTCCACTATCTAGAACCTTATATCCAAAGAATCCACGAACAGAAACGAAATCACGTCCCCAAGATCTTTGTCTCTCATTAATTGGCTCAAGAGTTTTCTGCCATGCATATGATACGAAAGACTTATGATAAGCCATGCAAGTATTAGCAGTTACTTGATTTGATACAAGTAATTTGAATCCATAGATTTCAGAGAATTGACCTGAAACAGTTGGACTACCAACGCCAGATTTTGAAGCATCTGAGATATCAGAAATACTCAAAAGAGCAGTTTTGATAGTTGGAGTAACAACTAGGAAGCGATCACTAGCAGGAACCTTTTGAACATCAAGTAGCTCTGAAGCTAGTCTGATATCGGCAAGAGTAGGAATAGTATTACCTGTTCCACTCATTTGCAATAGATGATCAGGAGATGAAGTTGATGCACCAGCAAGCATTGCAACGTATACTAAATTCTCCATTGCTTCAGCGAATGTGCCGGGAGCTGCATCAAAGAATGCATTATGAAGATCAACCATAGATTGAGCACTTCCAGTCTCATAGATATAGTTGCGCACTTCTTTAAACTTATCAAGACTAAGAGTATCAGCAGCTGCTGCGAACGCTCCATCTGATTGCTGAGTGCCGTCTTCTTTAACGTCAGTCATTGCCAACCCAGAAACTCTTGGAATTGCTACACTTTTTGCTCCAGGACGAACATAACTAGTTAAATTCATGATGGAAGGTATAATTACAGCGTCATCTTGTAGATAGTCCTGTACGATTTTTTGTGCAATCTGCGCTTCACTTACTGCAGATACACCCGATGCGTTTAAAGCCATATTATGCTCCTATAATTAGTTGGTTAGTTAATACGTTGTTCAATTAATTTAAGTCTAACAGCATTAATCTCGTCTTTAGTCATATCAGTTAATGCTTTTTGATTAGTGCTGCCGCCACTGGGGGCATCGTTAGGAAGTCTACTAGACTTTGAGGATTTGATGAGTTCAGGGAATTCTTGTTTTAAACGTGTAACTTCATTTTCTATTGTTGAACTATCAATAACACCACTATCATCCATTAAAACTTTGTTAATGTCAATGAAATTCATATATTCACTCTTTTTAAATCCACCTAAGGCGTCATTTACAGCACTGCGCTTCTTAGCTTCAATGAATTTAACATTCTGGGAATCGCGATCCTTCTTTAACTCATCGTTTCTTAACCTTTCAGCTTCGTATAAATCCTTATATTCGGATTTAGCTTCAAGTGCAGCACGTTCGTTATCATCATTCTTAGCTTTAAGCTCTTCTAATTCAGCTTGTAATGAATTACGTTGTGATTTAGCCTTCTTAGCTTCAATCATAACCTTAGAAAACGCATCTTCAGTGTACGTTTTAACTTCTTTCTCTTCTTCTTTCTTGTCTTCTGGTGGCATATTGGCTCCTTATTTAAAATATTTGTTAACTAATTTATCTACTCTTTTATTTAATCTTCTAACTACCTTCTTTAACTCGGCTTTAGACATATTCATAAACACACGTCCCATTTCTGCATTCCATCTAGCCTTTTGTCTGGCTCTCTTAGATTTTAAACGTATCTTAAATTCACCAAATTTAGCTTTAGTGCCGATTTCATTCAGCATTTCACCTGTTTTAGTTAAATTAGATTTAGCTGGCCTTGTTTCTTTACTTAATTTAATCTTCTTCCTATACTTCTTATATCCAGTAGATAGCTTCTTTAAAGACTTAGCATTACCTAAACTCTTCTCAACACCTCTACCTAATCTAGTTCTAGTGCGAATGTCTTTAACTGACTCCTCACCTAATATGCGCATAAATTGCTTATGCGATAGTTCATTAATTACACGTTTAATTAAATCATCTATGTCGGTTAATTTAATGTTTGCCATTAAAACCCCAACCTTTTCAATATACTAGATACAGCACTTTCAGTAACAAGCTCTCTATTTCGAGCCTTGCTATCTGTGCGTTGTTTCTTTACTTTATTAACTATGGTCCTCAAATCGTCATCATTAATGCCTAAGAACTTCCTGGACACTCCATTGTCAGAAGCTTCAAGCCACGTACCTTTATCATTCTCTTCTGAACCACCTTCAAACCCAATAGATATAAACCCACTGCCATGATCGAGTAATTCAATTGAATGAATTGTGTCGCCTGACTGTTGTAAGTTAACGTTACCTTTAGACTTTCCAGCTATTTTAAACTCTAAGCTATCGGCATACTCGTCTGAATATGAAGGAAACTTAACGTTATTAACATCTCTACCAGCGTCTGTGCGGTCTTGTATACGTTCAATAACCTTCCT